GACTATTAACTAAATCTTTTTCCTCTAAATTTTTACCGAAGTGTCGCCATCCCTGAGAGTCGTTAGGAATATTGAGAGGACGTTTGATATCTGAGAAGGACATTGAGGCGTTTCCTTATGAAGTGGGTGATAGAAGTCGGTTCCTCTATAATTGTTAAGGCTCTTGTTTGGGTGCTTTTGGGGTCAAGTTCAGCCAAGTCACAAATCTCTTTGAAGTCGGTGCTGCTTACAAACCAGTTGATAGCCTCTTGTTTATCTGAATCGTAATCTTTTTTGGTAGCGTCAAGTAAGGCTTGATATACGACTGCCCTGAATAGCTTGATCTCACTCATCTTTTTTGTGACGCTCTTTCTTTTTCTTTTTGTTCATTGTTTTCCATGCGACTTCATCACAATACAAAGAACCCAGAAATCCCAGAGACTTTTGCATTTCAGGAGAAATAGAATGATGAAGTAACATAGTATCTTCAACAGGAAGAGCCACAGGAATACCGAGATCAGTAAAATAAGAGATATCATAGATACCGTTATGAAACACTTTGCTGCAATCCCCTGTAAGAATATCAAACATAAACTCCCTTATCTTTAGCTCTTCTTTGAAGGTCCATTGATGGTAACCTTCTTTATTTAGATTCCATATAGGTAACACATAACTTTCTGAAGGAGAAGGAGAAAAGGATACACAAGTTATTTGTTTAGCTTTAGTTTCTACATCGATGGCTACCACACCCTTTAGTTTTGGTTTGATGTATTCAAGATCATCGATAGAGGTTACTATATTTACTTGGCGTTCTACTTTGTCAAAGCCTTGGATAAATCTTTTAGCTTTACACAAGTCCGCTCTAACTATGGGGTGCGTAGAGAAATCCTTGAGGATATTGGGTATGTCTATGGTTGGAAGCAGGGTGTGTTGTTTGTAATGACATAGGGTGCCTCTGTATTCGCTTAGGCGTAGATCAGTTAAGAGAGTGAAGGGTACTTTACCAAAAGTAATTATGAGATCAGGGTTAATCTCATCTATCTCGTCAAGCAATTTAATTATTGGCGGCAGAAATTCTTCTGCGATATAACCGTCATCGAAGCGCGAAAAAGAATTCTTCATGGGGGTGAAGTGCTTACCCTTGGCGGGAAACAAACACCTAAACTGATTGCCTTCTAAACGCAGATCAGCAAGATCAAATAGGCGGCGTATCTGCTTACTAGTTTCGGGCGTTAGAAACTTTGGTGACTCAGCTAATAACTCTGGTTTCTCAAAAAGAAAAAGCATGGGGCATCAACACAGGGTCAACACCCCACGCCCTTTCATCTGTTAGAGGGGAACGCCATCAGCTTTTTCAAGCTTCTTGACTGTAACAAAGGGACGATCCCGGCCTTCCACTGCCTCATGAACGACATGCGCAATGGCAGTATTGCCGATGCAGTCATCCAAAAGTTCAGTGTAAGGGGTACCTACACCAGCCTCAACGATTTGGGCATTGAAGGTACTAATAAACCTTCGCCAGTTGCGCTTATCACGAGAGCGGTGTTGCAACCAGTAACGCAGAGGGAAGTTGTTCTCGGTATCAGTCATGTCCTGATTGTCGAGAGCTTCCTCAACACGCAAGCTAACTTCATGCATGTTGTTACCAGCCTTGGAGAGTTTTTGCTCATAGTTAGTGAGCTTAACGATGTACTTCCCTTCAGGGTAGTCCCGATATACTGGGGCTTCTTCAAGGGTGTCTTGTGTCGGATCGAAAACTTCATCATGATTGCTCATGGGTAGTCCTTTCTTTGGTTTAGTGTTTGATCTTTGAGAACAACTCCGCATAGTCAAGCGGATGTTCAGCATCGACTGCCTTGGGTGCAGAACACTTCAAGGCCATGAATGAGTCGGATTTAGTTCTAATAATGGGAACCGACTCCCTTCCCATTTTCTTACTATCGAGCCGCCATAGGTTATTAAAGTAGCGACCAATAGATTTGGATACAGCAGAGCCTATCATCTTGGGGTAAGCTCTCATCAAGCCCTGATCATTCTCTATGGTTTGGATGTGTGTGTTGACGATCACATTACATTTGACTTGAGGGCCTGTCAAGAATTGAATTACACGCTGCAACTCTTGACCAGCTTCAAAATATTTCATGCGGCCATCTGTCTTTTTACTGTGGGCTAGTAGACATTCACCGTAAAGGCTGGCTGAGTCTATGACTATGACATGATCTGGACTCCATTCAGTTATTGGGCCTCCATCCTCATCTTCAGTGTTCCAATGTCTCAGAATAGCTCTAGCTAGTTGAGGTGTATTAGGATGCTCTACGTCAAAGGAGTGGTAGTATAGGTTCTCGTGATGTTCTTCTATATAACTGTGAAGAATATCTAGGCCGTTGTCAAAGTCTAGAACAAATACCTTATGGCCTGTGTTGATTAGAGAGGCTAAAGCTCCTGTCTTACCTGTACCTGGATCACCACATACTAGGGCTTTAACTCGTTGGTCTCTTGGATGGTTACTAAAGTTCGGCATTTTGGCTTTCCTCTTGGAGTTTATATTGGTCGCAAAACTGTGAGACGGGACACCAGTAGCGGCACCGGATTGATACCCCAGGTCGATGCTGGATGTCAAGCCCCTTTTTTTGAGCAAAATCCTGGGCTTCAAATTCCGAGGCGAAAACTCTGGTGGCCCTCGACGCCCCCGGTTTGACAGTTGCCCACTTGTCACCTCTGTGCCAGCGTTCCTCATCTGAGCAGAGCGGTAATTCTTTTAAGGCTGCTTGATGTTGACTTATTCGGTTTGATATCCATAGCTTGGTTTCTTCATGGGTCCACATATTTGGTGAGACTTGGAGGACAGCGACATGAGGGTAGTCCAGGCTCTTCTCTCTTCTGCTGGGTGAGTAGTCCACCAGAAAGACAACCACTTTCATAGACTCTACTTCATGTTGAGGGTTGTTCTCCTCCCATAGAAACTTGTAGATGTTTAACTGTTGTTCCCAATCTTGAAAGTCTTCAGCCTCTTTGTTTAAGTAGCTCGATACTAGGGCAGTCTTCCAATCCACCAGACTTTTTTGATCTTTGTTAAAAACTAGGAGGTCTGGCTTACCTGATAGAACCCAGTCACCAAAGACAGCATAGAAGCGTTTCTCTACAATGCTGTCGGCTGCTACAAAGCGTTCAATCTTTTCATGCCATGCTGTACCATACTCTGCGCGGAGTGCTTCAGAGACATCCATCTCTAGGTCATTTTGATGTTGTTGTTGCAAGGCAAATATTCTGGAGGGTTTAAGTAAGTCAGTTGCGCTTACTTGACTTTCACCTCGATCATAGGCATCAGCTTCCACAAGATTAACTAGCTCTTGGGGTAACTGATAGTCGTTTCTAATTTTCATCTTAGGCATTAGCTTACTTTCACTGGTGCGTAGGTTTCAATCCATACATGAGCGCCGCAAGGCAGGGGTTTGTCGGGACTATATACAACGCGAGAAGGCCCTTTTAACTCTATATTAAAACCATACTGGTTGCTTTTGTATGTTTTGCAGGTCAGGGGTGCATCGTGTTTACTGTGTTTCTTATTAGATTTTATTATGTGTTGGTTTACATGCACTATCGTTTTCATTTGGTCAACTTTCCACTTTGGTTATGCTTACATTAAACATCTTGGACCCTAATTTTATTGTTAGTTTGAGAGGCTCGTCATCGTCCAGGTCATTTTCACACCACAAGTCAGACCAGTAATCATCCTCTGACTCAGGGTCTCCAGGCGTGTAGTTATGCATACGCATATCCCTCTCGACTTGCTCATCAAGAGGTAGCGTTTTAGTTAGTGATATAATGTTGTCAGTCACTACCAATTTGTACCAGTGAAATCAGTGTTTATTGATACTGCATCATGCTTATAGACTTCTTCAGACAGCAGGTCTAATAGTTTCTCAACTGCTTCATGGTTTATATAGCCATCAAACTTTAGCCTAGCTATGACGTTTTGACTGGGTGGACTTCCCTTCACTTGATGGTGTTCACGCACAACAATGGATAGTTTATCTATATACATTATGGAGCCCCTATTTTAAGTGTCGCTTTCGACCATCAAGTTGTGGTAATACAGTGCATCTGAGACATCGATCTCAACATCGTCGGTGCAGTGGAGATTGATCCAGTTATCCATACCGTCTATCTTTATCTTGACGACCTTCATATTTACACCCTCGTGCTCAACGTAGGCTGCTTTTACAGAGATTGTTTTAACGTCATGTAGTGATAAGTCCATGAATTTAGACATCAGTTGCTATCCTTCTTTATTTTGAACGAAATCCAAGGCTTCCCCAAACAGCTTCTGCTCATCCCATAGCTGTTTAAGGTAACCATAATCTACATGCTGCATGTGGTCACGCAGAAATTCTTCAGCATCTATTAGCTCAGTTACCCCTTGCTCAAGGGCTAGACCTAAGCACTCTCGGTGTTCTAATTCCCAGTCACTAATGCTCTGGCGTGAGTGATGTGGGTGATTCATGATCCCTTACTCAATGCAGTTAGTGAATAGTCGGTGTTATTCTTTCTGACATAGGTAACTGGGTCATCAGTCTGTTCACTACCATAGTCTGTCGGTTGTGTCCACACATTGAAGCGAGCCTTAGCACTGGCTTCGGCCTCATCGTGGGTGGCAAATACCTGGGCGTTTCTGCCTATTTCCTCTGGGCCAAGGTACCATATGGGTCTATAGCTCATGACCTATCGCCTTTCTGCACCAGCTTCCGCCATCTCTGCTGC